TCATTCGCTCTCGCGCGCTCCTGGATGAAATGCAGGCTGTTGTGCAGGACGGATCGAGCATTGAGGCTCCCGGCCGGAAGAAAGATGATCGCGTTGTCGCCGCCGCACTCGCAAACTATGCGTGGACCGAGTGGGTGCGGCCGATGATGATCGCGAACAATATGACCTACGATGTCATCACCGCTCGCGAGCGTGGCGAGGAAAGCATCATGGCGGGCGCGGTTTCCAGGTGCGTCGCTAACTATTTCCGTCGCGCCGAGGAATTGGCGAACGAAGACCCGCGCGAGAAATTGCCGAAGCTGGTTCTCGACCGCGGCTTGGCTTGAACAGGAGAATGTAATGCCCGAACAAAAACCCACCTTCAAATCCCCACCCGCACCGCCGTTCAAGCCATCGGCTCAAGCCGCTGCGCCAGCGAAGCCATCTGATCCAACACCTGAAAATTCGGTCACATTGCCGCCGATTGGACCGGATGAATGGCTCCCGATCTCGACTGCGCCGGACGATAAGGATGCAAAATTTCGCATTCGTGTCACCACCAAAGACCCGAAAACAGGAGAGCCAAGGCCTGTCGGCGGCACGGAGACCCTTGTGCGGTATCGCCCGACGCGTAAAAGGGTGGGCGGCAAATGGAAGTCGGCGCTCGCGATGATCGACGACAGGCTTGGCACGAAGCTCGGGTTCAAGCCGACCGAGTGGAGCCCGGCGCCGGAGGAGAAAACGCCATGATGTCTCATTCTAGAATGATCTTGGTGGACCCGGCGCTTAACACCCCGACAAAAGTCAAGGTTGTCCATAAAGGCAGACCGAACGAAATCACCGTCGTTCACATGACGGAAATTACCGGAACCATGGAGGATGTTGTTCAGTCAATTATTTGGATCGAAAAAATCTACAAAGGTGAAGTACTGATCGAGACCGAAGGTGTTGGACTTGCTGTTCTGCAAAGATATAAGGCACTGAAGGTCAATGCCTGAAAACACCGAATACCTCGACCGCACGCCAGTCCCGCAGGACGGCTACATGGAAGCGCCGCGCCATCGCGTGCGCTGCAAATGCCTGCGCTGCGGCAACATCTATCAGAAGACCATGCCGAAGGGCTGGAAGCTTTCTGACCCCGATCCGCCGTGCCCCAAGAAAGCCTGCAAGCAGGCCATCGCGACCGAACAGGCGGAAAAGGAAGCGGCCAACGTCGCGGCGATGATCGAGACGGGGCAGACACCCGGCCATATCGGCGCGAACAACATCGTCAAGGCGGTCGACCTCACGGCGCAAGTCGTGATGGAAGACTTGAAGATGACCGACCTGAAGGACAACACCCGGACCGGCGACACGATGGTTCCAAACCTCACGCCGCGTCAGCAGCAGATGAGCAAGGATTTCTGGGGCGGCGGTCGGCTGAAGGATCGCAAGCGCAATCCCACCTATCAGCTTGGCGTGCAGGCTCAGCAGCGCGCGCCTGTTGAAAATGCGATGGCGGGAAAGTTCCTGCCGAACGTCGCTGCCGGAGTGCCGAGAGATTCGGTGACGGGCAACAATGTGCTGACCGATCTGCATCGGGCGAGATACAGACCGCCGACTGAGGTTATTTTCGATACGGCGGGGAAGAAGCGGCCGTAACTATTTTTTCTTCTTCCCCTGCGTCAACAACTCCGGGTGCTGACGAATAAGTTCGGCTTCCTCGACACGCTTGCGTTCGGCGTCGGCGACAAGCTCGTCCTCCATCGGCGGATGCAGCAATTCGATCGCGCGCTCGGCCGAGATGATGCCCTTCGACACCATCCACTCGACCAGCTCGCGCGCATCGGCGGCGAAGACGGGCGACGACGAATGGCTGTCGACGCCGACTTTCGCATCCTCATCGACATCCTTCAGCCGGAATTCGATCGCCTTCATTTTCGGTGCGGGAGCCTGCGCCAGCGGATCGGACGGCTCAAGCGACGCCTGGATACCGGCCTCGCTCTCCGGCAGCCACACCTTGAACTTGCGGTCGCTCTTGGCCTGCAGGATCAGGAACGCGAGCCCACCGACCTTCGCGACCTGCCGCTCGCCCCGCAGCGCCTTGCGCTTCAGACGCGGCGACGCCATGCGCACCAGCGTCTCGGCATGGCCCTGCGCGCGCACGCCGGACTCGCCCTTGCCCTGCGTCACGGCCGTCTCGCCAGCGACCTCCTCGAAGATCGCCTCCGCCTCGTGCATACTCTCGTAGAGCCCGGCCGGGATTTCCGGCGCCATGACCTTCACTTCGGCGTTCGGATTCGGGTCCGTCATCCAGCCACCCGGCTTGCGTAATCGGCTCAGCGCAATCTCGTTGATCGAGCCGCCGCCGCGTGCATACATCGGAGGGTCTTCCTGTTTGCGCAACAATTTGTTGATGCCGTCGACCCGCGCGTTCAATGTCTTTTGCGCCAAGGCAATCACCGGGATGGCAGACAGCCCCCAGAAATATCCGTGCAATGGGTTCGGGCAGATTTCCAGAAACGGGTGTATCCCTTTGAGCGGATTGTCGTCGTCCGCATAGGACAATGGATTTTGAGGATCGGTGGAGAAGATGTTGCGCTGGACGGTCTTGCCCTCGACCACACAATCGTTGCCGACGAGCTGAATCGTCACCCAATCCTCGCGGTCGGTGTCCCACACCCACAACTCGTCGAATCGAATGATGCCGGCCAGCGTCTTCGGCGACCATGTGGGTGCAGGCCCGGCCAGCCAGTTCACCAATCCGCGGGCTGTCTGACCGGAATTCTGTCCAGCCGCCTGATAGGGATTTGTGCCGCCGAGGATAACCTGCTTCAGCATCGTGTCGCGGTCGGGGCCTTCGCCATCTTTCGACGGCGTGATGTAAGCCTGCACCTTGCGCCACAGTTCTTTTTCGTCGGGCAATCCCGCGATGCGGCGGCGGAATTCCTCGGGGATCATGTAGGTGGATTGAAAAAATGCTTCCTGCTTGTCGAGCGTGCCGACATCCTCGCGCAGCACACCCATATATTCCGGTTGCAAGAGCCAGGACTGAAGCTCTTTCTTGCGCGCGTCCCAGCCCATCTTGACGAAGGTTTTGCCTTTGATGAGCGCCCAATCGAATGCTTCTTCCAGACACAGATCGGTGTCGGACGATGCGATGTTCAAATTCAATTCGTTCGCGGCGCGCTTCGCCTTCGCGCGTTCATCAGGACCGACATCTTCCGGCGGCGTGATCGAAAAGCGCAGCGTGTTCGGCAGGTAGATGTTCGCCGACATTTTTTCGACGTGGGATTGCGTTTTGTTGTATGTCTGGGGTGCCCCATTCTCGTCACCAACGAGAAACATTGATCTATAGACGGCCCCGCGCTGGATGCGATCGACAAGCGACGCCGAGCAGGAATCGATAATCTCGCGCGCCCAGCCGCCGATGTTGCGCTTCGGGATACGTCCGATGGACATCTCAGGTGGGCCGCCTACGAGTGATTGTGTCGGCTACCATATATCGGCTTGACGGTTTCACAAACCGCGAATATGGTGCGAACTGTTCTGGATATTCGGATTGGGTTTGGATCTCCGAATAATCCTGTCACCACCAAAGGAGCCATCGCCATGAAACGTGGTCATCGCCGGTCGAAGCGCAAGAAGTAAGCCGCGGGTGAACCGGCGGAGCGAGGGACGCATTCTCCTCTAGGCTTGTCGTTCCGCCAGAATCGTTCCGCCGCCACTCACCGTATCTGCGCTCAGTATCGACTTCGGTAAGCCACCGGATGCAGAAATGCCCGGTTTGCCGAATACCCCACTTGCAGGCGGACTCCCCACAGGAGCGCCGCCCCCGGCCGGCATCATGCCGCCCAAGCCGCCCGGTGGAAACGTCGGCCCCGTTTCAGTGCCCTCCATCAACGCCGGCAATCAGGTCCAGGCGCACGCCGCGATCAAGAACGCCGCCGAACAGCTTCAGCAAGCCCTCGTGCAGATGCCGATGGGCAGCGAAGAACACACCCAGCTTTTCGAGATCGTGAAGAAGCTCAGCAAGATCGTCGCCGACGCTCCGCCCGATCCGCACGCCCAGATGCAGGCGCTCGTCCAGCAGGCGCGCGCCGCCGGGCAAGGTCAGGGCGGTGGACCTCCGGGCCTCGCCGGCATGATGCCGCCCGCACAAACACCACCCTCACCTGCGCCTGAGTTGGCGCAAGCAGCGTAAGGAGAACCGCAATGGCCGATTCAACCGGAAAATTCCCTTCGCCCTATCTCAACGACGTCCGCGCCGAGGACCCAATCATGAAGCGCGTTCCCATGGCGACCATGGACATCGGCGCGCGCAAGAGCGGTATGCCCAGCTCCGGGCCGCACAGCGAGGCGACGATCAGCCACGTCGGCGACACTGCTTCGAGCAAGAGCCGGTAAGCCATGGTCGACGCAGCCGACACCGCAACCGTCTCCAAGGCCGAACTCGACTCTCTCCGCGCGATCAAGGCGCTGATGGACAAGGCGTGGGACAACAAAGAGACCGGCGCCAATTTCCGCAAGCTTCTGAAGACCGTCGAGCCGACGATCAAAATCCCCGACGATCTCGCGGACTCCGCGATTGCGCCGATCAAGGGTGAAGTCGACGAGACGAAAAAGCTTGTCACCGATTTCGGCGCACGTCTCGACAAATTCCTCGCCGAGACCAACGACGAGAAGGCGACGACCGCGCTCAAGTCCGACCTCTCCGCCGCGCAGAAACGCTTTGGCCTCGACGACGACGGCATGAAGAAGGTCATGGAGCGGATGCGGGACAAGAACAATCCCGATGTCGAAGCCGCGGCCGCGTTTGTCGCGTCGCAGATTCCGCCGCCGAAGCCCGTCGACACGGGCATGGGTGGACTCGGCGCCGGGTTGTTTGGCTCGACGGCGAAGGACGACAATTACGAAGCACTCCAGACCGGCGGCGATCCGTTCAAGCCGGGGGGCTGGTTCGACAAAGAAGCCGCAAAGATTCTGAACGAGCCAACGGAACAAGCCGCGTAACCACGCGCATTGAGATTTGAGGGAGTTTTAGGCCGATGGCTACATTCAGTTCGGGACTTACCGGCGGCATCGTACCGGGCGGTGCGATTGGTAGTCAGTTGGCTGCCATCACGCGTCGAGCAGCTGTTCCAAGCGTTTTCGTCCAAATTTATCAGAGCCACCCCCTTCTCTCTCTGCTCCTGAGCAACGCCCAATCGGCCAAAGGCGGCATCTCGCAAGTCACCATCCCTGCACAGGGCGCGAGCTTCGTGCAGTTCTCGTGGGGCTCGTTCGCGGGCGACTTCCCGATGCCGGAGGACGAGGCTGCGATTCAGAACGCGCAGTTCAACCTCAAGCTCGGCATGGTCCCGATCGGTTTCTTCGGGATGGAGGCGCTGATCCAGTCGTCGGAAGTCATCATTCCGAAACTGCGCGCCGTGATGTCCGACGCGGCCGTGGTCATCAAGCAGAATTTCGCGAGCGCGATCTACTCGAACAACTACGCGAACAATCTCGCGTTCGACTCGCTGTTTCAGGCGTATGACGACGGCACGAACGTCCCGAGCTATGGCGGCATCGCGAAGGGTTCGAACCAGTGGTGGAACGGGCAATACATCCCGAACCAGGCATCGGTCGCGAACCGCACGGGCATGATGACGCTGTTGACGCGCGTGCAGTCCGGCGCGGGCGGCGAGGCTCCCGATTTCGCGGTGATGAACCCGGCCGATTGGGCCACGCTCGTCGCCGACTTCATGGGCTACGAGCAGTATCAGACGCGGCCGAAGTCGATTTACGGCAAGGACGATTCCGTCAACGCCGGCTTCCGTGCGGTGCGCGTGCTGGATACGCCGATCTTCCCCGATCCGTTCTGTCCGCAAGGCAGCATGTACTTCATCAACTCGCGCTATCTCGCGATGTATGTGTCGGAATATGCGCCGTTCGTGTTCTCGGGCTTCGAGTCGACGATTCCGCAGGGTCAGATCGCAAATATCGGCGTGCTGATCTCGGCGCTCGATCTTGTTTGCGCCAAGCCGTCGTCCGGCGCGCACATCACTGGCCTCGCGGCGCCCGCGTGGCCGAACGTCCCAGGCGTTCAACCCGCGGTTGTATGATGAATCTTTCGTCGACAAATTGCAGGCGGTGTGAGGCGCTATTCCAGCGTACTCGTAAAAGCGAATGCTATTGCGAAGCTTGTCGGGTGTGCGCTGTCGATGGTTGTGAAAGGCCGCGCGGAAAGCGCGTTTACTGCAACATGCACTACGACCGCGTGATGACCACAGGCAACGTCGGCGGTCCACACACCGTTTTGGTCGAAAATGGCGGTCCCTGCGTCGTGGGTGGATGCACCGAAATCGCCACTGCATCCGGCATGTGCAATATGCACTACAAACGTATTCGGCGCACGGGTGCAGCGGGGAGTTACGAGCGCCTTCGCGCCCGTGTTGGTTTGCGTATCACCGCCAAAGGATACCGTTACGCGAATGTTGACGGGAAAAGTGTACCCGAACACCGTCTCATCATGGAACGCAAACTTGGCCGCCCGTTGCACAAGCATGAAAACGTTCATCACATCGACGGTGACAAATTGAACAACGACCCTTCGAATTTGGAGTTGTGGGTCAAGACGCAACCGTGCGGACAGCGCGTCACTGACAAAGTGGCGGCAGCAATCCGCCTTTTGAAGCAATATCCTGAGTTGGCTTCGCAGGAAGGTTTCCGGCTCATTATGCTGGAAAGTCAGGAAGCGACCGATCTCATGGATCGTCACGAACTCGGCGAAATTATCGGCGCATTGCCGATGAACGCCTAACGAGGGAATAGGAGAATCACATGCCGGGTCCGGTTTATGGCGGTCAGGGCGTAACGGGCGGACTGCGCGGGCAGACCTCGAACGTCTACGAGCTGAAAGCGGGCAATGTCTCGCTGGTTCCTTCGGGAAAGTGGTACTACGAAGGCGGCCCGTATTGCGCCTATCAGGAATACGATTCGATCACCGGCATCTGGCGATCGATCGGCAACGATCCGCGCGCGGCGCGCTACATCTCGTCGGACGGCGCGAACTTCCGCATCGCCAATCAGTCGGGTTGCGTCGTCGGCGCGCTGCTGACGAATGCGGGCTCGGGCTACACGGGCGTTCCGGTTGCGAGCGACGTGACGACGGGCGCCACCTATCTGTGCATCGTCGGCGGCGCGGTCTCGACCTCCGTCACGATGACCAACCAGGGGCAGAACTACACCTATCCGCCCATCGTGCAGTTTGCCGCGCCGCCTCCGGGTGGCGTGCAGGCGACGGGCTATGCGACGCTGACCTCGGGCGCAGTGTCGAGCATCACCGTCACCGATCAGGGCGCCGGCTATCCATCCGCGCCGAGCATCGCGCTCATCAACGATCCGCGCGAAGTCTCGCCACCTCCGGGCTCCACGGCCACGACCGGCTACGGCGCATCGGCTGTCTGTACGCTGACCGGCGCGAACACCGTGACGGCCGTTCTGGTTGTCGACCACGGCAATCCGGTCACGTCGATTCCGACGATCACATTCTCGGGCGGCGGCGGATCTTCGGCCGCGGCGACCGCGATCATGTGTTGGGCGATCACCGCCTACACGGTCACGTCTTCGGGCACCGGCTACACCGGCACTGTCGAAGTCACCGGCCTTGGCGGCTTCCCGGCGACAGCGGCGGCCTACACCAACCCGACCACGCAGTCGAATTTGGTGCGCGGGCGCCGCGCTTCGATTCTGGCCGCGCTGGCGACCACGTTCGCCAACATCACGGCCACGGGTCAGACGGTGTACGACGGAGGCATCTATGCAGGCGTGCCTTCGGCGCTCATCACCGAGACATCACCACCCACGACTGCGGCAGCTCTTGGCTTCTCGGTCGGCGGTGCGAACGATTGCTATCGGTTGTTCGCCGCCTAACGGGGTGCAAATCGCGCGGGGCACGCGCTCACCGAGTCGTGTGTCCCGCGTGTGCCGCCATCGGAGTGACGGATGGCGCAGGAGTTGAGCTGGTATTTGAACGACGCGAGCGCCCTGCTTCGCGACTCATCCAATATTTTCACGTCGACCAAGCAGCTCACGCGATGGATCAATGAAGCGCGGCGCGATATCGCCAAGATCAATGGCTGCATTCGCTGTTTGATCGCCGGCACATCGCCGGTCGGTAATAGCGCGCTGGCGGGCACGGCCGTCGCAGGCGCGGCGCTCGCGGGCCAGGATTTGCAGACTTCGTTCGCGACAATACCTGGCGTCGAGATGTATCCTTATGACTATGCCAATCCATATCTGCGCGCGCAAAACGCGGGCGTCGATAAGATTTGTGGTGTGCTGGACGTATCCGTGTCATGGGGCGCGACCCGTCCGACGCTCAACCGCATGGCGTGGGGCGATCTTCAGGCGCTGGCGCGGTCTTACAATGTCGGCGTGACGAGCTATCCGTTTGTCTGGGCGAGTCAGGGCGACGGCACGCGCGGGAAGGTTTTTCTGTTTCCGGTGCCGAGTGTCGGCGGTATTATCAACGGCGAGATGGAGTGGGATGTCATCGCCATTCCATCGCCGCTTTATTCAAATGACGATTACGATGCGATACCGGATTCGTTTCAGGATGCTGTGAAATTTCGTGCAACCGCACTGGCGCTGATGGCGTCGAGTCGATTTACAGACGCGAGAATCTTCGATGTGCAGTTTTTGACGACGCTTGGCGTTGATCGTGCATCGGCACAGCTCGGGAGCGTCGCCGACTACTACTGGCAGACGGATTTGCCATAGGTCATGGCGAAGAATCCGCAGATCAATGAACTTCAACGCCTCAGTGCCGCAGCACAAGCTCGTCTCGGCCTGCCCGAAGGTTTCGCACTCTATTCGCCGTTTCCCTTTGGGGGCATGAACCAGCAGGCGTCGCGCATCGCCCTTGAAGACAACGAGTGGTTCTGGAAGGAAAACTTCATCTCGGTCGGTCCCGGCAACATGCGGGCCGCGTGGGATGTTGGAGCCGTACTCTATAGCGTGACGAGCGGCAACACCGCGACGATCATCTATTTTTATTTCTATAACATCGGCCCGACCAATTACGTCGCGATATTTCTAAGCGACGGAACCGCCGTGCAGGTCAACACATCGACCGGCGCGCAGACGACGATCACATCGAACACTGGATTGTTCTATCAGGCGTCGAGCGGCCAGCGCCCAGCGTGCGTATCGTGGGGCTCGAAATATCTCGTCATCTCGAACAACAACACGTTCAACGATTATTGGATTTGGGATGGGACGCTGCTCTACGCAGCGGGGCAGGCGGGTCCGATTGTTGACATCACGGATGGCGGCGCAAATTACAGTTCGCTTCCGACCGTCACCGCCTATGGCGGTTCGGGCTCCGGCACCACGGTCTCGACCACAATTTTGAACGGCAGCGTCGAGACGACGATGATTACGAGTCCGGGCAACAATTATGTGCCCGGAGACACGGTGCAGTTGCAGTATTCGGGAGGCGGGTCCGACACCGGCGCGATCCTGCTCGCGTTGCTCGGCTCGGGCGGTGTGTCGTCGGTTTCGATCACTGCTGGCGGGTCGAGTTACACGGCGCCGACTGTGGCGTTTTCTGCGCCCGGCGCTGGCGGGACGGCGGCCGGAGCGGCCGTTATCAGTTTCAATCGCGTCACCCATGTCAACATCACCAATCCAGGTGCAGGCTATACGGCGGCCCCAACCGTCACATTTTCCGGCGGGGGCGGGTCCGGGGCGGCAGGTTACGCCGTCATCCAAGGCGGCCAAGTCGTGCAGGTCGTTCTCACGAACGAGGGCAATTTTTACGGATCGCAGCCGACTGTCACATTTTCCGCGCCGACTGGACAGGTGACGGCCACCGGCACTGTCACCGAATCCGCTGGCGTTGTCACTGCGATCACGATCACCAATCCGGGCGCAGGCTACACATCGCCGCCGACCGTCACGATCAGCGATGCGATGGGAAGCGGCGCGACTGCCGTCGCCTACCTTTCGAGCGGCGGCATTGTGGGCGTTGATGTCGTCAACGGCGGGACGAATTATACCTTCCCTCCGCCGCTGACTTTTCAGGGCGGGAACGGGACGGGGGCCGCGGCGACGGCGATCCTCACCGCCACGACGATTTCACACATCAATGTGACCAGCGGCGGCGGAGCCCCAGGCGTCGGCGGGTATACGAGCGCACCAACCGTCGTGTTCAACAATAACGGCACGGGAGGAACTGGCGCATCTGCGGTCGCGATCATCAGCGATGGTCAAGTGATTGCAGTAAATCTGACCAGTGCCGGCTCCGGCTACACCTATCCACCGTTCATCACCTTCACGGGTGGCGGGCTTCCAACGGGAGCGCCGGAGGCGACGGCTCAAGCGATCCTGACCGGCACGTCGATCGCATCCGTCATCATGGGCAACCAAGGCCAGAATTACACGCAGGCGCCGGCCGTTGTGATCGAGCCTGGGTCGAACAATGCAGCGTCGGCGATTCTTGAGATGATGCCGTTCGGCGTGAGTGGGACGAGTCTCGAATCCTTCCAGCAGCGCATTTGGTTGCCATATCCGAAAAACCGCACGACGCCCGTGCTGACGGGGAACATCTTCGAAGTCACCGCGCCACAATCGTTGACGGATTTTGCGACTTCGGACGGCGGGATAGTCTATACGTCAACATCGCCGTTCCTGCGCGCGACATATTTTTCGATCAAGCAGGTCGGGGATTATCTCTATCCGATTGGCGATTCTTCTGTCGATGTGATCTCGAACGTGCAGACGAGCGGCAATCCGATCACGACCACGTTCACTTACGACAACACCGATCCTCTTACGGGAACGTCATGGCGCGACACCGTGCAGAGTTTCAAGCGCACGGCGCTGTTCGGAAATGCGCTGGGGATTTACGGCATCTACGGCGGCGCGGTGACGAAGCTCAGCGACAAGCTCGATGTTCTGTTTCAGAACGCGGTGTTTCCTCCTGCGGCCAGAGCGGTCATTCCGAGCGGAGCCGTCGCCGAATTGTTCGAGCGGACGTTCTATCTGTTTTTGCTGACGATCACCGATCCGTTCACGGAGTCGCCGCGCACCGTCATGGCGGCGTGGGACGAGCGGGAGTGGTTCATTGTCAGCCAAAGCATCACACCAACATTCATTGGCACTCAAGTCGTCAACAGCGTGCCGACCGCGTGGGCGACGGACGGAACGAACCTGTTTCCGTTGCTGTCTAAACCATCGAAGACGCTGACGAAAACGCTGGCGACGAAGCTCTATGGCGCGAACAATTTTCCAGCCGTGAAACTGGCGATGAGCCTGCACATGATGGCGACTGATTTGTCGAGCAATGAGGCCGGGGTGAATTTTGGGGTCGGCTCGCTCGATACCGAGAACGGCCCATATCCGCTGCCACAACAATTAAATTTCGGCTCCACATTTGCAGGCGGAGAGTGGACACCCGTGATTTCCGGCTATACTGGCGATATTTATGGGTGCTATCTTGGACTCACGATCTCAAGCACATCGCCGGATTTCGCGTTGAACCATTTGGCGATGGGGTATAGGGTTGTGTGGGCTGGATATGGGTCTTTTGAGCCTGGGCCAGCGCCGGGATAACAGGAGAATTCCATGCCTAAGAAAACATTCGGCGCAGACCTGTACGGCAAAGGCGAGAATCCGAACGGGATGATCGCGCAAACCGCAGACGGCACGGTGCGCAACGCGGACGCTTTGGGGCCGCAAGATTATCATTGGAATCAAAATGCAGATGGGGATCGTTGGAACGGCGGCTTCCAGCCGAAGCCGGAAAGTTTCGCCACACCTGCAACGCCGGGTAAAATTCGCAAGCGCAATTAAATGATCGCACTTTTGTTCAATGTTCCGAAATCGCAGCAAGATTGGGACGCATGGTCGTTCGCCAATCGCACCGCCGTCAAGAACATCCGCAATCTCATTCAAGTGAAGTACGGCGTCAATCTGAAATCGTATCAACTCGATCCGATCAACTTCAGCGATGTGGCGGGATTTTTAGATCGCAATCAGCAAACCCATATCGAATTTAATCAGGTGCTTGGGCTGAGCAGCACCGACCTTCAGGATGTCGACCTCACGAACGAATCGCAGCTAAGAGCGTGGATTTTCGAAAACGCCAAAGAGGTCGAGAATGCCCAGAACGCTCTTAACAACTGACGTTCGCGTTTGGCGCGAGACCGACGCGCGCGGTGTGAACGCAATCCTCAATCATGCGGAGGTTCGCCCTTGGGTGGCAGATATTGGCGAAGGCGAGATCAATATATCCGGTCCCGTCGCCAACGATGAAAACATCCTGCTCATGGGAAAATTCGGCGCGGTGTTTTTCATCTATCTCATGCCGGGCTGCTACGAGTGCCACACGCAAATTTTGCCGGAAGGTCGCGGGGCGTGGGCTCACAAATTCGCCGTCGCCGTTCTCGACTGGATGTTCGCACGCTCGAATGCGTGGGAAGTCACGACGCGCGTTCCGCTCGGCCATCTTGGCGCGCTCACCCTCGCCCGCAGCGTCGGGTTCCAGCACGAATTCACTTCCATGGACCCATGCCTGTTTCGTGGTGAATGGGTGAAGGCGAGCATCCTGCGCGTCACGATCCACGAATGGGCCGCGCGCTCCGCCGCCTATAAGGCGATGGGCGAGCGGCTGCACGATCAGATGGGGCTTGAGGCGCTGAGGTTGGGGATCACGGTCCCGCCGCACGCCGACGACGACTATCACTCCGCCGTCGCCGGGGCCGCTATCGAGATGGTGCGGCACGGGCTGATGATCAAAGCCTCGTATTTTTACAATAGGTGGAGCGCGCTATCTCGGCATCGCCCCATAGATGTGGTATCGCTTGACCCGCCGGTCATCAAAATGGACCTTGGAGCCATGCGGATCAAGGAAGATGGGATCGAGGTCGTGCCATGACTCGGGTGTTCGAAAATATCCGCATCGTCGCCCCCGGCGACATCGAGCAGTCCGTGCCGGAGCGGTGCGGGGTGTGCAGATTCGGCATCACTGAAGGACTCGCCGCTCTTATTGGAACTTTTTTGGCGACCGATGTTGGGGTTGGCGCGGCGACGGCTGCAACGATAGGTGGCATCGGGGCTGATGCACTTGTGACGGCGGGCGAGGGTGCGCTGGCGGGCGGTGCGATTGGAGCAATTACGGATCCAAAAAATCCATGGAAGGGGGCGGAAAGTGGGGCTGAATTTGGCGGCCTTGCTGGTGGGATTGGTGGAGCTGTAGGCGGCGGATTGACTGCGGCTGGACTTGGATTGGGATCGAGCGTGACTGGAG